GCTAAATTTTTTAATTACTATCCCAAAACATTTTATACCAGTAACACACAATCAGCAGGAGCTGAAACTGTTACTAACATTATTGCTCGATTTGGATTTGAAAAAGAGTTAAAAGAAAACCAATCAGCATATTATAAGTATGTTGTTAAAGACAGTGATACTCCAGAAATTATTGCTGATAAATTTTATGATAATCCAGAAAGACATTGGATGGTATTATTGTTTAATGATATTATAGACCCACAATACGATTGGCCATTACAATATCCACAATTTATTAGTTTTGTAAATCAAAAATATTCTGCTAACGGTGCAGCTAATACAACTGTTCAAACAGGATTAGAGTGGGCACAAGATACAAATAACACAAAAGAATATTTTAAAGTTGTAACACGAACTTCTTCAGATGGAACACAAATCATTGAAAAATTACAAGTTGATGCTAACACATATGCAAATGTAGGATCATCACAAACTTCTTATTCTTTAGCGGACGGAACAACAATTACAGAATCAATATCAACAGAAACAAAAACATGGTACGATTACGAGAATGAGGTAAATGAAGCCAAACGAGAGATTAAATTACTTAAAAAAGAATTTATTCCAGAAGTAGAAAAAGAATTTAAACGAGTTATTAAATAATGGATTTAAGTGTTAAAGAATCAAATCAGTTTAAAATAAAAGAACTGACACTGGTTACCAAAGCGGGACCAATAGATATTTCTTCAATTTTTGTTGAAATTAATATATTTGATTCTTTATTGTTACCGGTTATTAATGGAAGTGTTAGTATTATCGATTCAGTTGGCTTGTCAAGTAAATTAATTTTTGATGGTTCTGAAGCAATACTTATTAACATAGCTAAAGATGCTGATTCTGATATTGCAGAATTCAAACGATCATTTAGAATCTACAAACAAACAAATAGACAAAATGAAAATCAATCCACAGAATCATACATTTTACATTTTTGTTCAGATGAATTACTATTTTCAGACCAACAAAGAATAAACCAAAGTTATACTGGTAAGTATTCTGACATTGTTGAAAAGATATTGATTAATTATTTGAAAGTAAGAGAAAATAATTTAGGTGGAATATATGAAAATTCTATCGGACTAAGAAAGGTTGTAATACCAAATTTAAGACCATTAGAAGCAATTGAATGGTGTACCAAAAGAGCTGTTGATATAAGAAACTCTCCAAATTTTATGTTTTGGCAAAACTTAGTTGGTTTTAATTTTGCATCATTATCAACACTTCTGACACAAGAAGATATATTACAAATTAGTTTTGGTATTAAAAACAAAAAAGACGGAAACCCATTTAGTGAAATGGGAGGTGCAAGAAGTTTAGAAGTCATTACACAAAATGATTCGTTAGAAAAAACAAGAAGTGGCGTTAATGCTGGAAAGTTTGTAGGTTTTGATCCAGTAACTCGAACATATGCAACACGAAACATTAGTTATGCTGACCATTATACATCAATGGAACATGGTAATGAAGCACCAAACTTCTCATCAATACAAAATAGAGATAAAGCATATAATGACAGAATGTTTGATTCTAAAAAAACATTGAGTATATTTGGAGCACCTAGAAAGTTTAGTAATTATATCAAAACCAATCAACCTGATATGATTACAAACAATCAAGACCAAGAAAATGTAATTTTTCAAAGAACAGCTATACTCAAAAATTTAATGGGCAAAAAGTTAAAACTTGTAATGCCAGGTAACTTTCAATTAACATCTGGTTTTAATGTATCAGTTAGCACCCCATCATTTGGTGTGGATAATGATGAAGAAGATCCAACATTAAGTGGTAAATATTTAATTACAGCCACAAGACATATTATTAGTTTTGATAAACATGAAACCATATTAGAAGTAGCGTCTTCATCAAACAAACAAGAATTTATATTTGAAAGTAATCCTATTCAAAACGAAGCGGTTTTAGATTATTAATATGATAAACGAAGACAAAAAAGAATTTACAGGTAAAAACGGATTCATTTGGTGGGTTGGTACAGTAGAAGACCGAAAAGATCCACTTAAATTGGGCCGTTGTCGAGTGAGATGTGTTGGTTGGCACGCTGATGATAAGATGCGTTTACCTACATCTGATTTACCTTGGGCCATGCCATCTTTACCAACAAACAATCCAAATCCATATGCACCAAAAGAAGGCGATATGGTCTTTGGTTTTTTTGTTGATGGTGAAAATGCACAAGAACCTGTTATCTTGGGCGTTTTACCTGGTATTCCATTACAAGCTGCTAATCGACAAGAACCGTTTGGTGATCCAAGAACAGAAGACGAACTAAATGCTTCTCCTAGAAAACCTGAAGATGTTGTATTAGAAGAATATCCATTTGTAAATAATCATCCAAGAAAACTAGACGAACCAACAACATCTCGTTTAGCAAGAAACGATTCAGATTATATCAGTAATATTAATACAACAAAGGCTCAAAATAAAGCATCCAGAGTAGAACCTGATTCATATTATAACGCACAGTATCCATATAACAATGTCTATGAATCTGAATCTGGACACGCACTAGAATTTGATGATACAAAAGATAATGAAAGAATACATTTATATCACAGAAGTGGTTCATATACAGAATGGGGACCAGTGGGTGATAGAGCTGAAAGAATACAAAGAGATAGATTTAGTGTAACCGTAAGAAATGATAATGTTTACATTCAAGGAACCGCAAACATCTTTGTTGATGGTGATGTAAATTGGAAAATTGGTGGTGACTTTAATCTCACAGTTGGTGGTAAAATGAATGTAAGTGCTGGTTCTAAAACAGAAACAATTAAGGGTGAATCAAACATACGATACAATGGAACACACTATCGTTGGTATGGTTCAGATTTTTATGACAGAAGACAATCGGGTCGGACTGACTTTACTTGTCCTTCAGATACAAGAACTGGTGGAAATGCTTGTCCAACAGTTGAATCTGCTACCGAAGTCGAATAAATAAACAAATGGCAACCGTAAATATAAATGCAAATAGAACCTTCAAAGACTTGGATTTGAATTTCAATATTCATCCGGTAAGAAAGGATATTAATACGCATAACAATGAGTATGCGATTATCAATTCGGTTAAAAATTTAGTATTAACAAACCACTATGAACGACCATTTCAACCCGAAATTGGTAGTAATATTCGTAAATTACTATTTGAAAATTTAGATGCAGTAACAGCAGCTCGTATTGAAAGAGAAATACAAGAAACCATTGATAATTTTGAACCAAGAGTTAGAACAACTCGGGTAACAGCAGTAGCTGCGCCTGATGAAAATGGATATAAAGTAGAACTAGAGTTTTTTGTAATTAATAACTCTAATCCAATTACAATTAACTTTTTCTTAGAGAGAATTAGATAAACATGGCAGTCGATAGATTAAGAATAACGGAACTTGATTTTGATAGTATCAAGACCAATTTAAAAACATTTCTAAATCAGCAAAGCACTTTTACTGATTATGATTTTGATGGTTCGGGTCTTTCAATACTTTTAGATATATTAGCATATAACACACATTATAATGCTTACTATTTAAACATGGTTGCCAATGAGGCATTTTTAGATACCTCATTATTAAGAGATTCAACCGTATCTCATGCAAAAACTTTAGGTTATATTCCATATTCAACTCGTTCAGCGGCCGCAACAATCAATTTTGAAGCAACATCATCGACAGCAAATACTGGAACATTAACCTTACCATCAGGTTTTTCATTCTTATCTGATCAAATCGACAACAAATCATATAACTTTGTTGTTTTGGATGACACAACTGTAACTAAGGCTAATTCAACATATTTGTTTGAAAATCTTTCATTATATGAGGGTCAATATGTTACCTATATTTTCAATCATAATGAAGCAAATAATCCAAAACAAGTATTTACAATACCCGATTCAAACATCGACACAACAACACTAACTGTTAGTGTTCAACAATCATCATCAAATACAGCATCAGTTGTTTATGAAAAAGTTTCTGAAGTATTAAATATTTCAGCGACTTCAGAAGTTTATTTCTTACAAGAAGATAGAGACGGTAATTATCAAATTTATTTTGGAAATGATGTTGTAGGTAAAGCACTTCCTGACGGAGCTGTTGTTACGATTAATTATATTGTTACAAACGGATCAATTGCAAATAAAGCAAACAATTATGTTGCAACAACTTCAATTTCAGATTCATTAGGCGAATCACTATCCAACTTTACAATTACACCAATCAGTGCAGCTGCTGGTGGTGCAGAAAGAGAATCTGTTGACCAAATTAAATATTCAGCTGTAGCGCAGTTCTCTACACAAAATCGTTTAGTTTCTTATAAAGATTATGAATCTTATATTTTAAGTAATTATCCAAACTTAGATTCTATTTCTGTATGGGGTGGAGAAGAAAATATACCACCAGTTTATGGTAAAGTTTTTGTTTCTTTAAAACCATCAGCTAACTACTATATTTCAGAAACAGAAAAACAAAGAATCATTGATGATATTATTAAACCAAAATCTATTGTTGCCGTTTCTACAGAAATATTGGATCCAGAGTATCTCTATTTAATTATTGAAAATACAGTTCAATATAATCCAAAGAAAACTACACAAAGTCAAGCCTCATTGAAACAATCTATACGAAATGCTATATTAGGTTATAGAAACCGAGAACTTGATAAATTTGATGCTTTATTTGTTTTATCTAAATTACAAGACGATATTGATGAATCAAATTGGGAAGCATTTTATGGTTCAGAAACATTAGTTCGTGTTCAAAAAAGATTTGAACCAACATTAGCTGAAACGAAAACATATACTGTTAATTTTAATGTTCCTTTACATCGTGGAACAATATCCAACAAATTAACATCAACAGAGTTCGTTGTGAACGATTCAAATGGTGTAGCAAGAACCGTTTCATTAGAAGAAGTTCCTCAATCATACTCAGGTATTTCTTCAATCAGTATTACAAATCCTGGTACAGGTTATACAACAGCACCAACAGTAACAATTACTGGAGATGGTGTAGGTGCCACGGCTAAAGCTATAATTGTCAATGGCGCAATACAAACAATCAATATTACAAACAGAGGTATTGATTATACTCGTGCTATTGTAACGATATCTGGTGGTGGCGGATATGGTGCGACTGGAACAGCTGTTATTGATGCACGAACCGGTTTATTAAGAACTGTTTATTATGATACAAACGCAGAAAGACAGATTGTAGATTCTACAGCTGGAACAATCGATTATGATAATGGAATTGTAACTATTGATGATATTAATATTCGTTCATTGTCAGCTAATGATGGAATGATTCGTTTGACGATTGAATCTGAAAAGGGCATTATTCAGTCAATACGAAATACAATTTTAACCATTGATGAAACAGATGTAACTTCTATTGTAACTACACTTGAAGCAGTTTAATGGCTCATACTGATAATTTAACATCACTATTAATTAATAGGCAAGTTCCTGAATTTGTTCGGGACGAATATCCTCTATTCATTAGCTTTTTAGAAGCCTATTATGAATACCTTGAAAACAAACAAGGTTCTCAACTTAATGACTTAACAACACAATCAAAGGCATTAAGATACATTTCTGATGTTGACCATTCAATTGAAGATTTTGAATCTAACTTCTTCAACACTTATGCTGATTTATTACCAAGAAATGTTGCAGTCAATAAAGAATTCTTAATTAAAAATGTTTTACCTTTATATCTAGCAAAAGGTAACGAAAAATCATTTAAACTTCTGTTTAGAATGTTATACAATGATGAAGTTGATGTTCTTTTACCTAAAAACAATGTTCTTCGTGCCTCAGATGGTAAATGGGTTATTGATAACATTCTTAAAGTTGAAACAGATATACGAAGTGTTTATACGGGTAATGGCACAACAACATCATTTGTTATGGCTCAAGAATCACCATTTACAGATATTACTGTTTATGTTGATGATGTAGAACAAACTTATGAAACTGATTTTTATATTCGTAAAGAAACACAAAAATTAGTATTTTACACAGCACCAACTAATGGTTCAACAATCAAAGTTGTTTATAGTGATTTTGATGTTGCTGTTCTTAATAATCGACAAGTAAGAGGTGTTACCTCTGGTGCAACGGCATTGATTGAGCGTGCAGTAAAAAGAATTATTACAGACCAGTTAAATCTTGGTTTTCCATTTCAATTATTCATTAACAGTAAAACACTTGTTGGTTCATTTGATCAAGGTGAAGAAATTGAA